CTCGGTTTCTCCCTAGGCTATTAAGCCGAACCGCGATTCACACCGCGGAACTCCACCTCAGTTTGATGTCGACGACTGAGGGGCGTCCTGCACGCTCCAAATGTCTCTCATCACCTGATATACCTATCAGATGATCGAGCCCCGCACGGCCAAAGCCGTTCGGAGCAATATCAAGCAGAGTGTTACCACCCGCTCGATACCTTTCCTTAGGAGGAGAATTCCACTCCATCCTAAGTAGGCATTTGAGCAAGGCACCATATCCATCCAGCTTGTCGCTAGGTGGCCGTGATGACACCACATAACCCCTGACGAGGGGGTCATGCAGGTGTTCGCCAATTCTCTGGGTTTCAAAGCCCAAAGCGGATTGACGACCCAACACAGGAGAGGTTGGCAAGACCGTAGGGAAGTGTTTAATCACATCCCTTATCTTGCCGTCCAACCATTTGCATGTACCCCAGTAGCCAGCCCAATAGAGCTGATTACGAAGGGATACAACGCTTATGATCTCCTGAGCATGCTCACGTCGGGTAGGGAACATCTGCCGAACACGACATATAGATACATCGTGTCCAGCATAATACTCCTTACCACAAGACTCTCTGAACCTACCGGTCCAGAAAGACTTGTCCGAGTTCACAACAAGCCCAAAAGCTTGAAGTGTTCGGATGACGTGATCCACACAGTCTGAGGGGACGATAATATCGTCTCCAAAGACACGCACCGACCCAGAGAGACGTTTAACGTCTCTCTTGGTAAGTGATGTGTTGAGGCACTGTTCTATTCCCATGAAGATTATGGTCAAAAAGACCATGGCCTCCATTGGGAAACACAATGCCGATCCCATAGACGCAAACTTGGCAAGGCGTTTAACGCCATAACCAGGTATATCAGCCTTACGCGATCGACTAGCGTCGACAGCCGCATGGAGATGCGGATGTCGTGCTAGGAGAAAGCGAACATGCTGATTCGAGACACGATCGGACGCCTCACTCAAGTCGAGCGTGGCAAGGTTCCCGGAAAGGGAACCGCGATGGGCAAGAACCCGATTAGGTTCTTGATCATCCAATCCGACCATGGTCCTAAGGTAGTCAACCTTATCCAGACCATAACGTATTACGTCAAGAACCGCCTGCTGTGCATATTGCATAGCACTTGGCTCTATGGCGATAATACGAGGTGTCTTCTGCGTCTTAGGAACAGATATTACCCTCACGGGTATCTCTGAACCGGGATCCAGGATGTCCACGTCTCCCAGATGCTCATAGTAACGAGCATTTGGTAGGATAAAATCCACTAATGGAAAATATCCATCTAGACGTGCAGGCCAGGTCCTTTGCAGATACTTAGCATTACTGCTAAGTTTTTCTGCAGTGGATCCAGGCCCGTGTTTGGGTATGTGTAGACCCTCATAGATAATTAAATCCATTTGGGAAAACGCACTTCCAAACAAGAGCGAAGACACACGTTTGAAAGAGTCAACTAAAGACTCAGATAAACGGGCATCAGACGCTCTGACATCCTGCTCACACTCGAGAAAACCACGCATCGCAGCCATCTCCCTCTCAGGAGTACACTGCAACTTCATCTTACCAAACATCAGCGTTAGCTGACGGATGGATCGGATGGAGTCTATGCATGGCTCATCGAGCAACACACCACTAGTCCGGTCAAACACAAGATCGAGGAAACCCCAGAGAAATTTGGGGAGACCACCCTTCCAGCCAAAAGACTGGAAGAGGTTGCGATCTACCTTTGCTTGGTCAAGACTTTTTTCGAAGTCCTTTCCAAACGCAGGTAGGGTTATCGTCAGAAACGACAACCCCTCGTGTTTGCACCGCCCTTGGACTGTTTTATAGTCCATGGTGATGCTAGTGTGACATCCGGTAGCGCAATCTAGCGCTACCATTTTCCAGAGCAACATTAGGCTTTTCAAAGCCCCTCCTATCTAATCGATTGGGGGTTGGCTTTCCTTAGCCTATGTTACCTCCGACCACTACGTCTGGATTGACGTAATGATGATTTAAACCGCCTCCAATACAGCTACTGAAAGGATATACAAAATATATCCAATCAGTAGTATATAGATAGCCCAAAAGGCTATCCATATACACTGCAGGAGAGTTGGTTTAACTCTCACCGCCAAGAACCTTGTCGATGAGAGCATCCGAAGAAGCAGTGTAGAGGGTTTTAAAACCCGCATACACTGCCTTAACGTCAGCATTCGAATATCCTGCAACAGGAATATCGAAGACCATGTACGTTGACATGGATACCTTCGTATTCTGAGCAGGAATAAACGGATCTGCCGTGATCTTCGAATGATCAACCCGGAGGACCCGTCGAGTCCTACGCCCGTAGGCGTGGGAAGCCGACAAGTCCACAAGGCCATCAGCACTCGTGTACACCGATTCATTCTTCCCGGATTCAGTCCGCGGAAGAGAGATAGGTGTACCAGAGATGGTGATGGACTGTGGGTCGGTGAATGCCATAGGCATTGCTCCTTCTGCTCACTCAAGGTGAGCGATTGTGGTGTATGGACAGTGCAAACTGTCCCGCTACAATCGGGTTATACCGAGTGCAGCAGCAATGGCAAGTTGGAATGGTGACAAACCATCCCAAGTTATGCCAAAACCAAAGGGGTTAGCCCTCAGCCGTCTCTTGGTCTCAGTGACCAATTTGACAGGCGGAGGCCTAAAAGGTTGCCCATCACGGGTACAACCTTCTAGGACATAGGTATGTGAATGGACTGTATGTTCCATCATATACCCATAGTGCATCACCAGGCCTTGGGTTACCGCATCGGAGATGTTCGAAAGAACATCACCGGTATTGGTAAACCAATCGACGGCCCAGGACCAGGGCGCTAGTTGCCAGAGAACATCAGGCGTAATTGACAGATTAAACAACTTATCTGCCAGTTCCGCATGCTTCGCCATACCGTCTAAACCAGTCGAGTTTAGAGGTATGCCGTAGCTAAATGCTCCTGAGAACCAACGTTCTTTGATAGATTCATCTATCTTGAACAGCGTCCCGAGTCCGAGCACACCGGCATTGCCGGGCCCAGCAGAAGGGGTACCAAACGCCATACTAATTGGCGCTTGGGTATTTAAACCACCAACTGTTGAGGTTGATGTGCTCTTCTCTGATGGGAGGTTGCGTCGTCTTCGGACGAGGTTTCCCATGTCTCTCTCGTACTGGGACACTAGATCGTGTCCTCTACGAGTGGTATCCGCAAACTGGCGGATATCAGAGATCAAGGGATCCCAACCGAACTCCTTATTCAGGAACTCCTCGCCCGCATTGCGGGCGGTAAGAGCCCTGTCTTGCCAAGTGCGATGTCCAATAAGAGACGGTAAACCGTCCTTATAGACCTCGCCCAAGGCAACTAGGAGATTAGACGATGCACGGGTTGGCTTACACTGGGCCACCGCCGTTGCGCCCCTAGCATTCAAGTCCACATCTGTGGATTGAAGCGAGGTAGGCCACGTCGGCTTTCCACCTGTAAGCGGGATTGGTGTGAAGGTATCTTCACAGATAGCTTCATCAATCCAAAATGCGGATTCCTGTCGAACAAAATACGGCCTGCCGCCAGAGATGGCAGCATGCCGATTAGTCGATGAGAATTCGCCCCCGACATCACCCTGGAACCCACCTGTTGGTGGGGGCCAGCGATGTTCCTCTGACACAGTAACCTGTGTCCCATCGAGCGAATAGTTATCGTAGATAGCAAGATCCGTCCAAGGACCTTGTATCCCGGTAACTTTCGACCGGCTTCTAGTCCGGTTACGCGAGCGCGCTTTCCCGTAATGACGGGTCCGCGTCCTCGTTGTACTCAATGGCATCAGAGCCTCCTCTGGATAATGCTTTCGAAAATCGAAAGCACACTTCCTTTCGGAAGTGGGTGTCTGCACTGCATAGCTAGCCCTACTCAGG